GTAAACGCATACTTTAAGGTATCCGTTTTAATATTATTTCCGATAATACCAACAGTGAACTTTGTTCCTTCTGGTCTAAAGGCCTCTATCGGATCTTCTTTACCGACTTTAGTTTCTGTTGATTTCTTAGTATTTGCCATATTGATTCCTATTGTTACATGTAGTTATTATACCACAATTAATATGTATTGTAAAGTTATCTACCGTAGAATTTTATATTGTCTGTTCTTTGTTTTGAAAACAAATACCAACAACAATTATCTTTTCCACTAGTGTTACCAAACCATTTTACTCTACCGACACTCACTATCTTTCGACATAAAAGCATGTATGGCATTGCTTGTTTGGTGTGCATCCAGTCTGCATCAAACAGTAACCACGTAGGTGTTTGTTCTGCCAGATGTTCTATCATTGGATGTAATATTTTTCTATCCCAAGGTGGGTTGGTTATGCATAAGTCACAAGATGAAACATCTGCGTCAAACACGTCGAACTCACCTATCCAGTCAACTTGGGGTTCTATGTCAGTCATCCAGTATGCTTTTAGGTTTGACAGTTCTTCTATGTGTTTTATAAGTCTACCATCACCTGCACATGGTTCTGCGAACAGTCCCTTCTTGGGTAAGTGTTGTATGAGAGGTATTACTGCGTCTATCGGAGTCGGATAGTAATCTCTTGGTTTTCTTTCAAAGTCTGATCGTTTACCCATTCGGTGTTACCGTTATTTCTTTTACTCTGTGTGGTTGATTGACTATCCAGTCAATAATGCCTACCGCATAGTCAACTGACATCTTTGGTTTATCGTGACCTTCCTGACTCTCTGTGTCTATGTAACCAAAGTTAACAACACATGTATCATATCCGTGATCAAAGAAAGCATTACTTGCGTCACGAAGAGCCTTCTTCTCGGTTGCATATATGTTCCAAACTTTATCTGGATTGTATACCCAGTCACTAGCAAAAGATCCAATATTAATCACTTTTTTGCCACGATGGATTGCCAAATGAAGTTGGTTTACCTGATCAAATTGATCGTGTTTACAGTTGATGAATATGTCACATTCTTTCATGTTTTTTGAAACATTAGGTGAATAGTAGTCATGCAATGCTTTACCCAGTCCTCGACGTGTACCAGTTATGTAAAACTTATTTATCATTCACACCTCGTGCGATAACTCGTTTCCTTAGTCCCGAAGAACTAAACCTATGGTCACGTTTATTGAAGTAGATACTGATGTCTCTTTGTCTACAGATATCCTTACCCGTAAAGTCTTTGTCTCGGTATTCCTCACCCATTATCCGCACGTCCAGATTATACAATTGTAGTATATCTTCTAGATCGGATTCGTTGCCGTATGGTATGATTTCATCGACATACCCTACTGCTTTGAGTTGAGTGTATCGTTCGACTACTGTCTGAGATGGTACATTCTTCTCAGGACGATCACTTGAAGGATCGACTTGAAGACCACATATCAAATAGTCGCATTGTTGTTTTGCGTCACGAAGCATCATCACGTGACCAGCATGTAGTAGATCAAACGTACTACACGTGAACCCTATTTTCTTACCCATATCTTTTACCATCAAATACACAAACAAAATACAAGTCTTCGTCTTCTTCTGTGTTTATTACCTGATGGAAAGCACCGTCTGGAATAAACACAATTTGATTCGGCCCGACTGGATAGATTGTCATATCGACTTGGATCTCACCGTGACCACTGTGGAAGAAATATATCTCTTCCTGTCCTTTGTGAGAATGTCCGTTTGTCTTACATCCCGCCTTCAACGTGGTACTACTCAATACAAGGTTCTTTAGAAATTTGTTATCCCTGACAACATAACGTTCGTCTTGTTTAACTTTCTTTCCCTTGACATTAGTAATACGCATTACATCATGTCTATCCTTACTCGTCATTACGCAACATGTTCCTCTAATACTTCTAACATATCTTTAAACTTTGCCGCATGATCTAGTTCGATTTCAATCGCTTCTATAATATCAGAGTGTTCTCCAATACCAACTGAATGTGCCATGTACACGTGTACGTTGGCGATATGTCTATCAAACATTCCTGTTAGATGACTTTTGGTTGCGTGGACTAATTGTTCTTTGATTGTCATGCGTGACCTACCGTTTCTCTCTTAATATCTTGGTGGTTAAATTCTGCCCAGTATAGTTCAAATGCTATACCATCCTCTAGGCATTCAAATTGATGGTATATTCCTGGTTTTACTTTTGTGTAGTCACCAGTATATAGAACAGTCTCGTCAATCAGATCGTAATCCTTTTGCCATACGCGAATCAGTAATTTACCTGACTCCACATAGAAACCATTCCATTTAAATTCGTGGAGATGTTTAGAACATACCCCACCCTTATTCATTTCAATACGGTGAAACTCTAATGCACCGTTTGCTTCGATTAGTTCGGTTTGACCCCAAACCTTTCCTGCCTTTGTCATAATTAACTTCCCATCTTTGCGATCTCAATCGCTTCATTAGTACCTCTACGAATCGGAACTGCATTGGATTTGTGCATTGTCGCAATCCCAACTATATCCGTACCTGTGTATATATTATGTGTTTTCTTTGCACCATTTCCGATCCCTGTTCCCACGGATGGATAATGTGTACCTTCGCACTTATAACTAGGTATCTCGTGTGGACTGGATACCTTAGTCTTACTTATACCGATTTTATCGTAGTATTTTTGGAGTGATGCCTCCGCTTTACGCAGAGACATCGACTTGTTTCGTCTTCTCATTGAAATAATGATCTTTCTTTTTCTGTTATATTAGTACCAAAGATTCTTCCAGCTGAAAAGGGTAACTCTTTTACGTGATCATTCATATTCTTATAGCTAAAATATTTCTCAATCGTTGGATATTTAATAATGTCATTATTTTCCAACATAATAACCTTATTTCTAGTATTATTAAGAAATGCCATAAAAAAGTTAGGTTTACAGAACTTCTCTTTTCTACCAAGAAAATGTATGTGTCTGTAAAAGAAAGGCCAATCTTCTTTCCACGCTCCCAATCTTTCTACATCGATTGTACCAATACGTTTTCTATCTTCTGAAAACATACCAATATCTACACCATACTCATCATCTGGTTTTGGTTTTAGGAAATCCACAGGTAACCTAGATAAAATATAATTCCTTAAATCAAGGTTATCTCTCATCATATGCGATAACATTTTAATATCGCCTGCATCGTCAAAGGAATTTTTCCTATCCCCAAACTGTTCTCCAAATTCTTTTATTCTTGCATTTAGGTTGGACATGGTATTAATCCTTCCAACTTTTCTTTTGCACATATTTGTGGTAAGAATCCCAAGACTTCAATAGGAAAAGGTACTCCTATACCATCTTCAAAAGTTGACTTTATATTAGTGTAAGCCTCCATAAATGCCCGCCTTTTGTCGTGGATAGATGACTTTTCAGATGGTGTATCTACGTGACCAATGACATAGGTTTTCTTTCCAGTTTTGGCCATTCTTTGAAATGCTTGAATAGTTTTTGCAGGCAAATATCCATTTTTACACATAGATCCATACATATCACGACCTTCATCAAAGTTACCATCAATTGCAATAGATTTGTCTTCAGCGTGATTGTCTATCCAATTCTTCACTTTGACCGCAGAACTCCAAAACCAATATGGTTGTTCTATACCCTGTCTTTCCATAACACCTTTTACAATTCTTCCGAGAATTTGTTTTGATGGATTCCATAAAAGTTTTGCTTCCTTGGTAATCCACTTCTCATCACGTTTTGTTTCGTCTTCGATGATTGCATTGTTTAGACCATTGATCATTTCTTGCAACTTGATATCTACCTTTGGTAACCTCTTAGCGTTTTCAGCCAATCCGATTCTTCTTAGGTTTTCATCCGAGGCTTCAATTTGAGTAAACACCCATTTCTTTTGACCAAGTAATGATAGACTTTCTGTTCGACCATTGCCATAATGCAATCGATATGGTTTATCTCTCAACTCAGTTCTAACTACAGCGGGTGGATATTCACTATCTTCCACACCAACTGAAAAACTAAGTCGAAGTTCCTCAATCTGTTCTCCTGTATGTGGTACAAACCGAACTGGGTTTCCATCAGTCTCATCAATTTCGATGTCAGACATATCAATAACTAGGTTACGACACGAAATCGCTCCTAGATGTGACCAGTCTGGAACTGGAACTTGAGATGCTACTGATTGGGGGGCCTTTTCCATTCTTGCCATGAATTCATTTAATGCAATACGCATTATAGTTCTCCTTGTTATATGATGAGTGTCTTTGAGCAGAATGCTGAAAGAGAATCATCTGATTACAGTATTATTTATAATAACTGATTCGCCTACTAAAGGCAAGTGTTATTACATATTTTTATATACGTATTCCAACGCACGATCCGCCTCTTTTTCAAGTGGTCGGTTCTGATACCAATTACCTGTTTCCTGATCCAGTTCTCTACATAGGTCTGCGATCTGTCTCGGTGTAATTGGATATTCTCGTTTGGTTGCATTCCCAGCGGTTGCAACCATTATCTGATACATCTTGTAATACCAACCACCGTCTGCGATAGTTTTGTATTCAATTGAAAGTTTCTTCGGAAAGAATGGACAATCACGATATGAGTTCCAATGAACGTTCGTATTCGTCAGTTTCTTCTTTCTATGTTCTATTGCAGCTGCCCGTAACTCTGGTGAGAGTCCATCTAGGAAACTGCTTGTTATTCTTACACTACTGTAAGGATGCTTGCTGGTAAGTGCATCAACATCAATACTAGCACCATGATTACGGAAAATAAAGTTAAAAGAGTTATTATACGTCGCAGGGATGTAATACATTCGCGAGAGGTCTTTACATTGTTTATCACCAACTGATCGTAGTTCCGTATTGAGTGCGTACCAGAACGCTCGGATCTCACTTGCTTCAACATGTGATCCAAGTCTGAATACAATTCTGAACTTCGGTTTTTCGCGTGTGCTAGAAGCAGTGCTATAACACACATACTCCCAATCCCCAAACATATTATATAAATCATCTTTTAGTTCTCCCTTTACGACATAATCGTCTACGTCTACTGCACACCAACCAGCCCATCCAACCACAGAATCATTCTTACGAGTGGTATCTGGTTTGTATATGGCAGGTGATATTAGTTGTGCGTCTTTCTTACTGTTTACTGGTATATCAGATAACTCAAACAATGTATGGGCAAAACTTTCCCAATCAACAAAATCCATTCTCTTATGGGTCTTGTTGTCAAAGATCGTCTTAAACAATGTAAGGGATAGACTCATATGTCTCCTTTTGTCTTGTTGTTAGATTGATATACATCGAACTCGCCGCCTGGATATCTCTTCTTTAATTTCTTTACATTATACTCTATTACTTCTTCCATGTCAACACCTATAGCACGACACATATTCATAAAGTACCAAGCAATATCACCAAGTTCTTTGATCATATGATCCTGTACTTCTGCGTTCATTTCTTTACCGTGGAAGATTAGTTTCTTGACTATCTCATTGAACTCACCTACTTCACCAGACAATCCAATTGCGGATGTCAGTAGTAGTGGTGTATTCAAATGCCACTCACCTTCAAGTTCTTTTAGTCTGAAGATCATTGCTTCGAGGTTATCAGATGTTTCACTGGTTACTTCACCAACAAAGTCTCTGTATGCTTTTAGATTTAATTGTTTGTCTCCAAACTCACCGTGAGGTGGTGTTGCCCAGTTGCCAGCTGCCCATTTTGCGTTCATTTTATCACCTTATTATATCGATTTTGTCAGAGTTCTCGCTCCAAAGTTCTAGTTCATGTCGGAGTCTACCATCCTGTTTTAGATTTGTCCAACGTTTAGTCGCCTTCTTCTTCCACCACTTGACTGTATTTTCAAGTGAGTAACTATCGTAATTATCCTTCTTTTTGAGTTCTTTGTCAAGCCCTAGTATGTACTCTTTTGAATTAGAGAATCCATAGTCAGAAAAATACACACGTTTCTGTTCTGTCAATCCTTTTGCTTCTTCGATCATATTACAGAATTTGTTGTAATCGTCTTCCGAATACTGTTTCAATGATTGTTTAATAATACCAATCATTTTAGTTTGTAGTTTTAGTTTACGACTAGATACACCCTTTTCGAGTAGATCTACGTTATCATTCTTTTTGATGAACCAATCGCTTAATGTATGGTATTTGTCATCATTCAATAATGGCGTAAAGTTACTGTCAGTCAAACCTTTCATTCTAAGATATGGTTTCATACCATCATACTGTGATGATGATTTGGTAGATCCATACAGAGAAGTTGTTTCAAAGTGACATATGTTTGAATTGTATTTTGCATCAAACATTGCTTTAACTTCGTGTGTACAACAGATAGACGCAAGTAGTTTACCACCCAACATATTAAAACCAAATGGTTGTACTGGTACAATAATGAAACCCATCATTGCAGCTGCATTGAAACGTTTCATTGCATCTGCGTCTGTTGTTTGCAATGGTTGATCCAACCATACATTACGTGGTTTTAAATTGAGAACGCAAGACCCAAGAAATATAAATCCCAATAGTTTTTGGGTATTCTTTTCCCATATCATAAGTTTAAGTCTTCTGCCTGGCACATTAGATTCTACTGCGTGTGATGTAGTTACTTCAAGTAGATCCTTCCAGTTACCGTTGGCTGGTCGTAATTCGATATCCATGTCTTCTGGCGACATGTCAAAGTCATTGAACATGCTGTCACCATGAGACATACCAAACAACATGTTTGGAATCTTCTTCATTCGTTCTAGTTTTACTTTACGTAAATAGTCATCTATTCGCCCGAAGCTGGAGAAGAAATCCCCAAAATAAGAAGCTGCATAAAGTGCGTCTTTGTGTTCTAAAATCATAATATATTATACCAAATATTAGATCAGATGTCAACCGAATATGTCATCTAATGTGTTTTTTTCTTTACTTGACCACCCGATTGCTTCGAGGATGGGTTCTAGTGGATCTAGGAATGTTTTCTCAAACTGTTTTTTGTAATCAATATAATCCTGTAGTTTCAACTCAGGGGGGAGATAGTCAGCATATGCGATTACGTTTTCCTTAATAGGATTCGGCAATGCAAGATATACAAACTTGATCTTCTCACCATTCTTGATTAGTTCATGTTTCTTCTGTAGGTTATTCTTTTCTATGTTGTGGTTAAACATCAGAGCGGCACGAACGTGGATCGGTGTACCCTTCTTATAAATAGTTTTCTTATCTTTCCATTTTGTCAATTCAGAAACACCACGTGGAAAAGATATATCTTCCGCAGGTAATGAGTTGAATTCTTTACGAAAGTTGTTGATGTATTTCTGTGTCTCTTGTTCAGTTCCTTCTACAAGAATCTTGTATAGTTCCTTAAACTTAGTTCTCACCACCATTGGTGTTGAACTTCGGACTGCTTCAATCCCCATGATCTTGAGTTTGGGTACTGCATACTGTACACCTTCTGAGTTGTGTACGTTTAGAATATAGCGTTTCTTTGCTTGCCATATTCCTGATGATGCAATGACCTCTCTGTCCATCACCATACGATTGTCATACCCATTCATGTGGGTAAACATATCCGCATAGGACTTCTCGAACAATGGTACAAAGTGATCTGCACATATTTTGTCAAGTGCTTTGACTGGATCTTCGGGTTTTAACGCATCGATAAAACTACCAAAGTTAACATACAAGCTGTCAGTATCAATGGCAAGGACATAATCTTCTCCTTCTGTTTTTAATATTTTATTCATTTCGGTGTTGATGGTACGTTCTGCCCACTTAATTGCAAGTTGACCTGATAGAGTAATCGCTTCTGCGACATTCTGGTCAAAGTATCTGAAGTATTTGTTACCTAACGCACCATAGAGACTGTTGAGTAGGATCTTAATAGTCATCTGTCTGTTATGTAGTTGACCTATCTGTCTCTCATTCTCCGCAGTAGGGTTCTTCTGTTGGATTCTTTCTGCTTCGATCATCTGGTTCTTGATAGACTTACGTTCTGCATAATAGTTTACAATGATGTTTGGTAGAATACCCTGTTTATCTTTCTTGAACGTTGAACCGTTTGCGGCAACCGCATACACGTTCTCGTTTGGTGCAGTATTCATGTAATGTTCTACACTGTTTGTGTGTACCTTGGGTGCAAGTGTTTCGGGTGACATGTTGTATTGTACGATAAGATTCGGATACAATGAATTCAAATCAAAAGAAACAACCCAGTCGTGTTTACCGATCTTTGGATCTTTCACATAACCACCTGGATATGCAGATTTGGATTTGTGGTTGTTTGGTGGTATGACCACCTTGTTTTTGTTTAGTTCTCGGTAGATAATACTATCCCATATCGCAGTCGTACCGAATGCGTCCTGATAGTTCACACCACCCTTGTATGCCATAGTACACCCCAGAGTAATCAGATCCATCTTCTCGTCAAGTCTTTCGATCAACTCAACGTCTTTGATATTATAGTCAATGAACAACTGGTGATTCTCTTTGTAGAGAGTACGTAGATTACCATATTCTTCATAGGACAGTTTCTTCTCACCGAGAACAACACTGGATATGTGGTTGAGTGTGTAACTTTCTTGAGGGCCATATGTGAACCCCCA